ACAATGGCGGTAGGAAACAGGAAAACACAGAAGAAGGGCGGCAGCACGATCAAGGTGCCGTCAAATCTGGGCATCGGCAACAGGAAGGCGGAAGTGAAGTTCGTCGAGGCGGACAACCCGAATTACAGCAAGGTCCATGCCGGAGCTCCGGGAAATCCGAAGACGGTGACGGTGGCGTATAACCTGCGAGAAAGCCCGATCGCCATGATGGCGGCAAAGGGGCACATCACCACACATCAGCTGCAGGCGGCAAACGAGTTCCGGCGGCTTTGGGAATCCCTCGGCGGATCTGGCGCGCCAGCGCTCGACTACTCGCTCGAGAAGGTGGATGGCGGACAATCGAAAGACCCGATCAGCCTGTGGCAGATGCAGGCCGGCAAAGCCCTGAAGGAGTGCCGAACCGTGCTTGGGCCGCGCCATTTCGACGTGGTCGAGAAGGTCGCAGGCGAGGGGTGCACCATCGCCCAACTCGGCACATCTAAACGGGAGCGGCACACCTTGGCAGATTACCTCCGTGATGCCCTAGACGATTTGGCTGTGCATTGGGGCTTTCTGAAGCGAAAAATTAGACAATTCACAAGGTGTGGTGTTGTCAAGGTAGACCTTGTACGGTATGTAGTAAATATGATGGTGATTTGCGCCAGACGCTCACCAAGACAGCCGCCCACGAGGCGGCTTTTCTATTTCATCGCCGCGCAGATCAAAGCCACGCCCACCGCAATCTCCGCGCCCGATATCAGAATAGCCCAAAGTGGGATTGCCATGTCGACCTCCTGCAAACAGGCCGGTCAACTGCTGCACCGCAGCATGGTTCCTCCGACTTAAGCCGCAGGACTGTAGTCTGGCGGTATTGTAAAGCCGCACAAAGAGCGGCAAGGGCGGAATGCAATCGGGAAGGCGAATGGAAAGAATAGGAACAAGTCCTCGTCCTCGGCAACCATACGGCCGCCGAGGACAGGGAGAAAACTGCTACTGGTTCGGGATGATTACGTCACGGCCACCTCGGTCAGGACGTCCGTTGCGATCTTCGTTGCCCCAGCTTCCGCTGTTTCTATCACGGCCCCATCCGCCGCTGTTGCTACGATCAGGTCTGTTGGGCCGATCTGCGCGGTCCGGCCTTTCTAGGCGATCAGGTCTGTCTGGGCGATCAGGTCTATCGGGTCTGCCTGGCCTGTCAGGTCTTCCATCATTGTGGCCGGGGCGACCGTGGTGACCATTGTAACGATCATGATCGCGATTACGGCGCCAGTAATAGTCTGACCTGTCGCTGCGATCATAGACACGGTTGTAGCTAGTATATGTTCCGGTTTCGCTTACGCAGCCAGCGAGCGTCAAACAGGCTAAGCCAATTATAACGGCTCCGCCGAAGCTTCTTATCTTCATCCTAGTGCTCCCTCTGGGGGGTGCGGCATCTGCCGACCCAGCCTAAACTCCAACAGAAAAGGCCGGGGCACAGCCACCGACCTTATCGCTGCTTCCACCGTGCCAGTACATCCGTGGTCATGATGAGCAATCAAAGCGAAATGTAGGGCGATTTTCACTCAGATCAAGCGCGCGGCAGCCGTCATTGATCTCCTCAGCTGGTGATCCATAGTGAACGCGGCCCCCACGGTTCGTCTGTTTCCGCGAAGTAGTCGTCTGCAGGCGTCCCATTGCCCGGGCTACGGCTCGGGCACCTAATTTCTCTTCGAGGCTTCACGGCTTCGTTTGGCTCGAATGATGGCATCCAGCTCTACCTTCTTCGGGCCGAAGCGTGTGAAGAGGTCGAGCGCGTTCCCAGGCGGTAGCTCATAGGCCGCCTGAAACTCTTTAGGGTATACTCGGGATGTTTCGGAGCGTTATAGCGGCCAGGATTCTTCATTCGCTGAGGCCTTAGTTAATTCCCGCCGATCTGAGGTCGATCGGCAGGGGCCAAGTTGGCTTCTAGCCCATCATCCCAACCTGCTTTACTGCAGGCGACAAGGAAGTGAGCCCGGGCGTCTTCGAACCCACGGCCCGTGGCCAACGCATCGTAGCACGCAAGCTTTGCTTCTTCTGGAGGCGATAGATGCGTGCAGTGGTTGTTCAGCCAAAACAGCGCGTCGAATGGGCTGCAAACGATCTCCATGACGCCGTCGATAAAGACGGTTACAGAAGGGTCCCACTCCGCCGATAAATCCAGCGCTCCGCGGCTGATCTCTACTCTTGTCGCATGGGTCATGCAGGCAAAACTGATAAATTCGCAGGCTGTTTCGGAATTTAGACATTCCGTCCGAAACCGTACGAAAGAATGTACAGGAGCGGGAATGCTCTGGCGAGTCGCTCGGGAGCGCGTTGCGCCTGAGGCTTCGGCCTCCCCGGCGTCTATCCGTAAGCCAGTAGGCAGGCGTGCGCCTTCCCGGTTTTGCTTAGTTCGAGGGTCCTGTTGCCACTGGCGCAGCCGTCAGGCTTGTCTCGGGTGGTGCAGGGGCTGTGCTCACGGCGCCAGGAGGGGAATTGTATTCCCGCATTATCATCAACACGGCGATGATGACGACAATGGCAGCTAAAAGCGCGATCATGATGTTCTGTTTCAAGGCTTGTCCTCCCTTAGCCTTCTGGTTGAACGGCAGGGTAGGCCAAATCTAAAGATTGTCCACGGCAGCATCTTGATGGCGTCTACGTCAAAAGGTTTATTTCCAGAAGCGCCGAGTGGGAGTTGGTTAAACGGCAGACGAAAGCCGAGGTAGGCTGCCACCCTTCGGGGCCGATTATGGTGCGCCCGTACCCATTCAGCCCGCCACCGCTCACCCGGTAGGCGGGTTTTCTCGTTTCAGGAGAGAGCGATGTTCAAAGGCCTAGCGCTGATGCGCAAGACGAACAGCAAGCGTTTGTTCAATCTGGCATCGTTCCATTCGCCGCACAGCCTGACATGGTCGTGGATACTCAGCCTTCGCTTCTCTGAAGGCATCACGTTCAAACCGCGCTTCATGAAAGACGAAGGCAGACTGAGCGTCGGCTTTGGCAACATGCTATCGGGCTATACCTGCAAGCAGAGCGGCGGCCGGGAGTGGGAAATCAACTTCCTCACGGTCGGGCTCCATTACAGCCCGCAACGGCCCATGTGGTTTCGCGACATGTTTTGGCGGGCAGATGATGAGCGCGAGGCGCTGAAACGCCGCATCCGCCAGCTTGAACGCCAGATCGAAGAGAAGCCGTCCGGAGGCATGTCCACTGCGCAGCTGCCCGGTGCCGGTTGCAATCTCCACTAACCGCCGCCTAGCCCGAGGCAGATCATGAGCTTCCCGTTCAACCAGATACTTCGCGAGATTAACGGTGTCACGTTCGAGCGCCCGAAGGATGTCTCGATCAAGGTTGACTCGCTCGATAAGTTTACTGCTGCCCTTTCGGCATCAGCGGACCTGAAGAAGGCAGAGCCAAAAGGGGTCGTCGAGGCGACATTCTGCGGCGTCACGGTCGTGCAGAACGATCACGTCCCACCGGGAATGGCGGTTATCACCCGTGGCGACGAGATCGTGAACATCATCCGCTATCATTCGTAGAAAATCTATCCCTGAGGCCGCGAGAAAACAGAAATGGTTTTGCGCATGACCACGGCCCATCGTGAGGAAGGGTAACGGATGCAGTCCTTCCACTTCGGCCACGTCTCGGTAGACATAGGAGACGGCTATACCGTCACCACGCTTGCCGATGAATCGAAGGTGCCGGCGCAACACGCCGAGCAGCCAGGACAGGCAGAGCTTGCCGCAGCGCATGGATATGACAGCGCGGAAGAGCTGAACCGGGATCACGATCTGGCCCATTCGCTCCTGTCCCACATGATCGGGCTGGAGGCATCGCCAACCTTGGCAGGTGTCGCGGCCGGCAAGCACTTCAAATACTGGCAGGTGGAAGAGGCTGCGGTTCTCGCGCTTCAAGCCTTCTGCAAAGTCGCCGGTGTGGATCTGATGGAACTGGCAAGGCGGTATTCGTCCAGATGAAGCGACCATATCCGCCAGAGAGTATGTTTGAGGTGGACGGCAAGCCATTCGAGCCCGCACCTGATGTGGCAGCATGGGTAGAGGCCACCTTCCTGGATGAAGCATCACCGGTGGCTAACCCGGATCACACCCATCTGGCAAACGCTCGCATCGGCTTCCTTTGGACTGCCATCGAGAACAACAGCAAGGGCCGCCGCGTCATAGGCCAATGCGAGACGGGATCACCGCAGGGCGCAATGGGCAAATGGTCCCGCGCCCGTGCGGTCCAGCAGGTCGAAGAGTGGTTCGGCTCCCTGCCGGATTTCATCATCACGCTTGACGCCGCCTATTGTGCGCAGTGCGGTGATGCTGAGTTCATGGCACTGGTCGAGCATGAGCTTTACCACGCTGCCCAGGATGTCGATGCTTTCGGCGCTCCGAAGTTCAGCAAGAGCACCGGCGAGCATGTCTTTGTCATTCGCGGGCACGATGTAGAGCAGTTCGTCGGCGTCGTCCGTCGCTATGGGGCTGATGCCTCTGGCGTGCGTGAGATGGTTGATGCTGCAAACCGGCCACCAGAGATTGCGAGAGCGCGCATCGAGCATGCTTGCGGCACGTGCAATCTCAGGGTGGCGTGACTATGCGAATCCAACAGTCATCGGCCCGCGTCCTGATTTCACAAGCTCGATCTCAGTAAATAGCTCTTTCTTTTTGGCATACTTTGGAGAGCTTTGCGGGCCTGATCTCTCCATCCACGAACAGACGTAGCTCCCCCCTTCAAAGGAAACTACTGTCATCAACGGGCCTCCAGATTTCATCTGCACAACGTCGCCGGGATTGAAGCTCATCTCGTCCTCCTGAGTCTTTTGCTTAAGCTGACATATAATTATCCTGAAGGCATCCTGATACAGCGATGGTCCAAGCAAAACTCAGCCGCGAACAGCAAACCTATGTGGTTCAAGCGCTCGCCTGCTTCGATTCTCCGTCGGTGGTGGCGGCTGCGGTCAGGAAGGAGTTCTCGGTCACGCTGACGCCTCAGTCGGTAGAGGCTTACGACCCGACCAAGAAGGCCGGCAGGAACCTGGCGGCTCGCTGGAAGGCGCTATTCGAAGAAACTCGCAAGACGTTTCTGGAAGACACTGCATCGATCGCCATCAGCCACCGTGCTGTTCGTCTCCGCGCTCTGCAACGCATGGCAGACAAGGCAGAGACCCAAGGCAACATGGTGCTGGCCTCGTCGCTGCTGAAGCAAGCAGCAGAGGAAGTCGGCGGAAGCTACACCAATCGGCGCGAGCTGACAGGGAAGGATGGAAAGGATTTGCCGGTACCAGTGTCGCCGGTGACGATCTTCCAGTTGCCCGACAATGGCAGGGGTTGAGACGGGTGCGGCAGCCCAGACAATCATCCGACCGCAACCGGGCCCTCAGACCACGTTCCTCGGATCTCCGGCTGATATCGCCATTTACGGAGGCTCGGCTGGAGGAGGCAAGACGTGGGCTCTTCTTATGGAGCCGCTGCGCCACATCGCCAACCCGCAGTTCGGCGCCGTCTTTTTCCGGCGCTCGACGGTGCAGGTTCGGAACGAAGGCGGCCTCTGGGATGAGAGTGAGAAGCTTTATCCATCGATCGGCGCCAGCCCGAAAGAGCATGTGCTGCAGTGGAGTTTCCCTTCAGGAGCTTCAGTATCCTTTGCCCATCTCGAGCATGACAAGACGGTTCTGAACTGGCAGGGATCACAGATCCCGCTTATCTGCTTCGACGAGCTGACGCACTTCAGCGCGAAGCAGTTCTGGTACATGGTTTCCCGTAACCGCTCGATGTCGGGAGTTAGGCCTTACATCCGAGCAACTTGCAATCCGGACGCGGACAGTTGGGTCGCACAATTCATTAGCTGGTGGATCAACCCTGATACTGGTCTGCCGATTCCAGAGCGGGCAGGGGTGCTTCGCTGGTTCGTCCGCATTGGCGATGCGATCATCTGGGGGGACAGCCCACAGGAGCTGGCGCACTACACGGCGCCGAACGAAGACGGGATTGATGCGCCAATCCCGCCGAAGTCGGTGACCTTCGTTCCGGCGAAGCTAAGTGATAACCGCGCGCTGATGGCCGCAGACCCGAGCTATCTGGCGAGCCTCATGGCATTGCCAACGGTGGAGCGGGAACGACTGCTCGGTGGCAACTGGAAGATCCGGCCGGCTGCCGGGCTCTACTTCCAGCGCGCCTGGTGTCAATTTGTCGACGCCGCGCCGCATGACATCCGGTGGATGCGAGGCTGGGACCTCGCAGGCACACCAAAGACGGAAAGCAATGATCCGGACTGGACCGCCGGCACGTTGATGGGAAAGACGCCGGATGGTCG